CGGCTGGGCATCCAATGACCGCCTATTACAACGAGATTGACCCCAAGGCCGCCGCATGGCTGCGGGAACTTATCAAGCAGGGCCACATAGCAGATGGAGTTGTGGATGACCGATCAATTGTCGATGTTACCCCTGATGAACTCAGAGGCTTCACCCAGTGCCACTTCTTCGCAGGCATCGGCGTCTGGTCCTACGCCCTGCGATCCGCAGGATGGTCCGATGATCGTCCTGTTTGGACAGGAAGCTGCCCGTGCCAGCCTTTCAGCGCGGCAGGTGCAAGAGGCGGGTTTGATGACCAGCGGCACCTCTGGCCGCACTGGCACCATCTCATCAGCCAGTGCCGCCCTCCAGTCGTCTTTGGCGAGCAGGTTGCAAGCAAGGACGGCCTCGGTTGGCTCGACCTTGTACACGCTGACATGGAAGCAACGGGCTACGCCTTCGGGGCTGCTGATCTGTGCGCTGCGGGCGTCGGCGCGCCGCACATCCGGCAGCGTCTCTTCTTCGGAGCGGTCAGGCTGGCCGACGCCGATAGTCAACGACGTGACGGGATCGACGCACTGCTACGGCAAGAACAAGGAGATCCTGTTGAAGTTGCCGGGAGCGGCGAAGCAGACGGGCTGGCCGACGCCAACAGTGGGCAACGCGGACGGATCGCAGATGGCGAAGGACGCCAGCGTGACGGGGCGCCGACCGGACGGCAGCAAGGCTACAGTGAGCCTGAACGCGGTGGCGCAGGCTTCAGGCTGGCCGACGCCGGCGATGACGGATCACAAGGGCGGCTACGAGGGTGGACGGATGCGGGACGGGAAGCCGTCAACGGATCGTCTGGATGTGGTGGCGCAGATTGCTGGCCCAGCCCGACTAACGGCCACTGGCGAGATGCTGATTGGCTCTTCTGCCGGGATGGAAAGTGGCGGCCAGTTGAACCCGGCACATTCCCGCTGGCTCATGGGGCTTCCGCCAGAGTGGGACGACTGCGCGGTTACGGCAATGCAATCGTTGCCCAAGCAGCGCAAACCTTCATTGAAAGCATGATGGAGATAGCAGAATGACCGACAAAACCATCGAAAGCCTGGACGCCTACATCGCCGACAGGCTGGCCAAGATTGAGGATCTGGAAAAACGCTACGGCACCGGGGTTCGCCCTGGCTGGGTTGGCGAAGAAATCACGATCCTCAATTTTTACGTCCAAGACGCAATCAACGCACGCAACGAACTGGAAAGCAAAAATGCAGAATGACCTTACCGAAATCATCATTTCGAACATCATTCACACCGGGACGGGCTTCGCGGTCGTGGCGGACAACATGAGCGAAAGCGTGTTCATCCCGTCGCGCGTCATGCACGGCTCAAACGCGCGCCCTGGGGACCGCGTTTCCGCCACGCTGGTTCCAAACCCCTCACGGCCCGAGAAAACGCCGTGGCTGGCTGTTTCGCTGGCATCCGACCGGGCGCCTGTATCACGGGATGATACGCTGGCCGCCTTCATCTTGGGCAACCTGCAAGCTGATGGCCGCGCCACAGTCGAGGAGATCGCGGAGGACATGAACATGTCAGACGCCGTCGTGGCAGCCACGCTGGCCGAGATGGTGGCAGATGGCCGCGTGGTGCGGCTGGTGTGTTTTGATTTGCCGGAGGAGGACGAATGATGTTCTGGAACAGAGAACCGAAGACCATGCCCGTGCGTGACGTGCAGTCCGAGGCGGTGGCGGCGATCATTCAGGGGTCGGCTGTGCTGCCCTCGAAGCGGCTGACCAACGCGATCTACACGGCGCTGCTGGACAACCGCGTATCGGTCGAGGAGTTGGACGATCTGGCGAACAAGATCTCGCGCCTCGCTTGGAACAGGGGGCGCAGATGAGTGACTTCTGGGACAACATCCCGCTTCTGGCGGCAATAGCCTGCCTTGCGTTCTTTATCTACGGGCTGGGTCAGGTGATCTTTGCCGACATGGAAAAAAGTCAGGTGCGCTACGAACAGTGCATCGCCGCCGACAAGCAGTGGGTGCAGGAGAGTTGTGTCAGATGACCGGGCTGCATCCAGACTACGGCCTGACCGACCAGCTTCGCGTTGAGGCCATGCGCTCTGCCGCGCGCTTCGGAGTAAAGAAGGCTGCGGCTCTTTATAGCGTGTCGCCAGCCAGCCTGTACAAGTGGCGCAAGGTGCCAGCGTTGATGAAGCAGATGATGGAGGTGGGCGATGAGTGACGCAGAACTGATCGCACGGCTGCGGGCGTACCGAGAACATGATGAGGGATCGGGTGGTATGGCATCGTTTGAGGTTGACGAGTGCATTGAAGCCGCCGACCGCATCGAAGCCCTGACGGCTAAGCTGGCGAAGGCGGTGGAGGCTTTGTCCCTTGCCAGCAATATGGACGCCACTGATTGGTCTGAAGCACTCGATGTCAAGAACCAAGCCCGCGCCACCCTCGCAGAGATCAAAGGAGAGAGCCATGAGTGACGAAGAACTGATCGCACTCCTGCGGAATGGCTGTAACTTGCAACAGCGTGACGGAGAACGTGCCGCCGACCGCATCGAGCAACTAAAGCCCCGACTGTTTCGGTGTGCAACCGATCTGCAAATATATATGGATGCTTTTGCAGTCTCAGAAGCCAAGCTATCTAAGACCGAGGGTATCTTGGCGAGGGTGGTGGATGCGTTGGAAAACGTGATTGAGGAATATGACCTGTTTCGCAAAGATGAATACGAGCGTGGCCTAGCGCCTTTGGACGATGAAATCCACGAAGCCCGCACCACCCTCGCAGAGATCAAAGGAGAGAGCCATGAAGCCTTGCCCGACCTGCGGTAAACAGCCGACTGTGACGATCCGCAGTCCTGTCGAGTATGAGTTCGTCGGATCGTGCCGCATCCAGTGCTGCGACAACTACGTTTCGGCTGACGGCATGAACGATGCCATAGAAGCGTGGAGCGAGGAGCCAAGGCCGATCCACATAGGGGAGATTACATCGCTATGACCAGATCAGCCAGTGACAGCCCAGCAGCCCGCGCATTGCGTGATGCAGGCTACGTCAAGCTGCCGGGCTGGTGGGTTACTCAAGAGCAGCTTCAGTTAATCGAATACATGGCACGTCAAAATCTTGACACCATCAATAGAATAAAGGACCGATACGCTAAGGTTGATCCTAGACGATGGGACGAGTAACATGTCGGGGCGAGAGACGTTGCAACCGTCGATCTCGCCCCTATCAACAGCGAATGGAGCTTCGCCATGACTGATAAGAATTTACCGTCCATTGAATATTTGCACAAGCGTCTCCGCTATGAGCCGGAGACTGGCAAACTGTTCTGGCGAGATTGTGAGGAAGCACGGGGGCCAGGACCAGCTTCGCCAAACAAGGAAGCGTTCACCGCACTCGATGGAACCAGACACAGGCATGGCTGCATTGATGGTCGAAAGTTTAAAGCTCATCGCGTGATTTGGGCGCTTTATCATGGTGAATGGCCGAGAGATATGATCGATCACATCAATGGCATCCGAACCGATAACAGGATTAAAAATTTGCGTGATGTAAGTAATCAAGAAAATCAGCGCAACGCGTCAATGAGGTGCAACAATACTAGCGGTATATGTGGGGTCCATTGGGATAAAAGAACAAAAAGTTGGAGGGCGACCGTGAAGGTTGATGGGCAGAAAAAACATCTAGGCCGTTTCTCTGACATTAAGGACGCAGCGTCTGCCCGCGCTGAGGCTTCACGCCAATACGGCTTCACTGACAGACATGGAACATAAGGAGAAAAAACCAATGGCCCCGCCACGGCGTCATATCACCCGCGACATGATCCAAGCCGCAAAAGACAAAGGGTGGCATTTAACTTTAGCAGCGTCCCACTATGGCATGCACAGATCCAGCATTGCCGCCGCCTGCGAGCGTTTCGGCATCGTCTTGCCCATGCACCAGTTCTCGCCGCAGCGGGTCAGCCCGAAGAGCAAGGTGTGGGTTGACGTGATCGACGGCGAGACGAAGCCCAAGGTCAAGCTGTCGGCCAGCCCTCGCGCCATCGAGCGGGCCTTGGAAGACATGGCGCGGGAAAAGCGGTTGCGGGCCGCAGGCTGAACCGCTAACTTAAATTGCGAGGGGCGCAGCACAGGCTTTGTGTTGGTCAAGATCAGACTGCGCTACGGCTCATCTTCACCAAGCGCCCCTCGCGATTAATCTAAAAACCTGTCGATAGGGTCCAGCGCCCGCATCACAAGGCCGTCCATCTTGTGGAAGGTCAACGACTGCAAGGCGCGCCGGCCACCGTATCCCATGCCGGCGGCATAAGCGTCGGGCGGACAGAAGGCGCGCAGGCTCTCATAGCGCAGCGGCCCGAGATCCTTGGCCTGGTCGTGGTGAACGTGCCCCGTCAGATAGTGCCGGTGCCTTGTCTGCGACCAGAACGGGCAGACATCCGACAGATACAGCGCCATCTGCTGTGGTTTGCCCTTATCCCCGTGGTGGGCGAAGATCGCGCACTTGCCCCATTGCAGCATAAACAGGTCGCGCGGATCTTTCTCGACCGAAACCCGGCCTTCATTGCGATAACGCTCTGCCAGGGCGAAATTGAGCGTCATGCTGCTGTGCGGGTCATGGTTGCCACGCAGCACGCGCACCAGCACGTTAGCGTGCTTCTGAAGCAACTTGTGGATGGTCTCTGCGATTATCCCAATGCCAACGTCAAGCACCTTCCAGAACCGCCCGTCAACGTCCAGCTTGTGACGGTTGGCTGGCGTCTCTGACCGCGTGTCGTCGCTGTGGAAGTAGTCGCCACCGATCAGCAGCACGGCCTGCTCGGCGGCAGGCGTGAGCGCCAGCACCTTGCCAAAAGCGTGCCGCATGTCCTGAGCCGCGTGGCCGAGGTCATAGTCCTGTGACCCTGTTTCGCGGCCCCACGCCATCATGCCGACGTGCGCGTCCATCAGCGGATAAACGGCGCACAGATCGGCCATGACGGTTTCAGGGGCCACCACAGGCTCGGCTGGCACCATGCCCTCCAGCGCTGCCCGTATGCGCTCTGCGACGGCCTCTGGCGCCTCGCCCTCGGGCCGCAGCATGACAGAATAGCCCGGCTCATCGTCTTTGGCCGGCACCTTCACCCAGGCCAGCGACGGCGTCAGGTTTGTGCCTACGGCTTTCATGCTGTCGGCAATGGCGGGGTCTACGGTGTATTGCTTGCGCGTTTCGGCATCATGCCCAGCGCGGTCCAGCATGCGCTGAAGATCACGGCGGTTGATGCCGATCTCTTTGGCCGCAGCGGTCACGTTACCAAGCCGCTTGTAAGCCTCGATAGCCTCTTGCTGTCTAGGTGTCATTGGCACACCCGGCATCGATCAGGCGGATCAGCCGCGCGCCCGTGACCAGCGAAAGAGGCCCACCATCGTGCGCCAGTGCCGCCGCATGTTCCGTCCGCGCCGCATCGGTTGCGCCGCAGATCGCATCACCGCTTGCCACGCTCACGCAGCCAGTCACGGGCAGCGTCAGCATCAGACATGCGGCCCACCTCGTCCATGCGTTGGCGTGTCTGAACATAGTCTTCAAGCCCCTCAACTTTGGCGTCAGCCTGGGCTGTCTTTTTGCCGCCAAACCAGCTTGCTGCCAGCATGGCGACAAAAAGAAACAGCTTAGAGACGGCGCCAACCAGCGCCTGCCAGATCATGCGCGCTTGGAGTAGATCGACCAAGCGGCAGTAGCCAACGTGGCCACAGCGCCGCCAATGGTAGTAACGGTCTCAGCATCGACCAGACCTTTGCCAACAAAGTAGCCGCCAACAGCAGCAACGAGGGCGCGAACCACGCCTGCGATTTGTTCACCAGTCATGTCAGTCTCCTTTCAGGCCGGATATTTCCGGCGGTCCAATTCAAAGTGCGGCATGTCTTTGAACGTGCGCCAATCGCCGCCCCAGACAATCGGCACATCTTCTGCCATTGCGGCAGCCTTTATTGACTTCGCAATGGCGGCCAGCAAGCGCGGGCTGGCCATCTCTTCAAAGACAACCTTGCCGTCCCGGTTCACGTCCACCCAAGCATACAGATCCACGGCATGTCCTGTCAGGTGCCGGCTGTTCATGGTCGTGGATGCGCCGATCCGCACAAGCTCTCGCTGTCTGTCCAGCGTCCGCAGGCCCTCTGTCACAACGAAATCGTGCGGGCTGTCGTGCAGCGCACGGTCCAGCACGGCCCGAAGATCCGGGTGGATGCCCTTCATGCTGGCGAGGCTGCGTGCGCTCCAGGATCTCATTTGCGCAGGCTCTCTTCAATCTTGTCCAGCTTGTCGAAAACCTTCTGGATCAGGATTTGCAGGTTCTTCATCTCAAGATCGTGGGCCTTGTTGTTCGCCGACGCCTGGGCCTTCAGCACCTCGATGTCAGTGCTATGGGTTTGCTGCTTGTTGTGCAGCACCCACACGAAGGCCGCCACAGGGGCAACGATCCACTGCATGACAGCCTCAAGCACTTCCATAGCGTCCCTCATGTCTTATTCCGCTTCGAAATGGCCGCAGCCTTTTTCTTGGCATCTGCCTTGCTGGACGCGCCCCATGCCTTCAGAGAAAGCAGCAGGCGCGTCGGT